GATCTGCCGCTGGTGAAGGGCGGACAGGGTCGCAGCGCGAAGGAGATCGAGGACTCGGCCTGGGTCGTCGGTTATGTCGCGCTGGCTGCGTTCGTGCTGCCGCTGTTCATCTGGGGCGACGATCTCGTTCGCATCCTGACGGCAGCTGCCGGCCTCGTCATCGGCTGCTGGGTCACGGCCCGGTTGCTCGAGGAGCAGCAGCGATGAGCTACGCTGAGTTCTTGGATCGCAAGCGCCATGAGGGCGCGATGCACGGCTTTGAGCCGACCTTCCTGCCGGCGACGCTTTTCGATTTTCAGCGCGAGCTGGTCACATGGGCAGTGCGGAAGGGTCGTGCTGCGATCTTTGCGGACTGCGGGCTCGGTAAGAGCCTGATGCAGTTGGCCTGGGCGAAGAACGTCGCCGATCACACTGGCAAGCCAGTCCTGATCCTGACTCCTCTTGCCGTTGCAGCGCAGACGGTGCGCGAGGGCGAGAAGTTCGGGATCGAGTGCCACCGCTCGCCCGACGGCAGCATCGCTGGCCAGATCGTGGTGACGAACTACGAGCGTCTGCATCTGTTTCAGCCGACGGATTTCGGCGCGGTCGTGTGCGATGAGTCTTCGATCTTGAAGTCGTTCAGCGGTGCGACGAGGAAGGCGATTACGCGGTTCATGACGAAGATGCCGTATCGCTTGCTCTGCACTGCGACGGCCGCGCCGAACGACTACACCGAGCTCGGCACATCTAGCGAAGCGCTCGGTGATCTGAGCTACAGCGAGATGCTGCGGCGATTCTTTCGGCAGCTGGACGACAAGGGACAGAAGCGCGAAGAGAAGCTCCAAGCGATTGCTGAAGCGACGGTTAAGGCTGACCCGAACTACTACAAAAAGCTCGCTTTCCGCGTGTCACAGACGATCGGTCAGTGGCGTTTGAAGCACCACGCGCACGATCACTTTTGGCGCTGGGTTGCCTCGTGGGCGAAGGCATGCCGGATGCCGTCCGATCTTGGCTTTGACAACGGCAAGTTCCTTCTGCCTCCGCTGACGGAGCGCGATCACATCATCAGGGCCAACACTCCGCCGGCAGGGATGCTGTTCACGTTGCCGGCGTTTGGACTTGCCGAGGAACGCGAGGAGCGGTCACGCACGATTCACGAGCGGTGCGAGTTTGCGGCTTCGCTGGTCGATCACGACGAGCCTGCGGTTGTGTGGTGCCACACCAACGCAGAGGCCGACATGCTTGAGGACATCATCCCGGACGCGCAGCAGGTTGCCGGCAGGACGCCGGACGCGCGCAAGATTGAACTCTACGAGGCGTTCGCGTCTGGCGATCTTCGGGTTCTGGTCATCAAGCCGAAGATCGGCGCCTGGGGTTTGAACTGGCAGCACTGCGCGCACGTCGTCACGTTCGCATCGCACAGCTACGAGCAATACTACCAGTCCGTGCGCCGCTGCTGGCGGTTCGGTCAGAAGCGACCGGTCCAGCTTGACGTGATCGCAACGGAAGGCGAGTCGCGCGTGCTCGAGAACATGCGCGCGAAGGCTGACAAGGCATCACAGATGTTCGAGATGCTGATAAAGCACATGAACAACGCTACACAGATTCAGAAGGTCAACGAATACACGAACGAGATGAGGGTCCCGCAATGGTTGTGAAGAATCAGGTCGTCACCGACGAATACGCTATCTACAACGCCGACTGCATCGAGGTCATGCAGAAGATGCCGGCCGAGTCCGTGCATCTGACGGTCTACTCGCCGCCGTTTGCTGGTCTGTATCAATACAGCAGCGACGAGAACGATATGTCCAACTGCATATCGCACGACGAGTTCTTTCAGCACTACGGATACTGCATCGACGAGATCCAGCGCATCACGATGCCGGGTCGTATCTCTGCGGTGCATTGCATGGACATCCCGTTAAGCAACTCGGGCTGCGATGCGATGTTCGATCTGCCGGGCAGGATCATCCGCGAGCACGAGTCGCGCGGGTTCGTGTATGGCGGTCGTCGCGTGATCTGGAAGGAGCCGCTGATGGTTCGCAACCGGACGATGATGAAAAGCCTGCACCATAAGACGCTTTGCGAGGACTCGACTCGATGCAGCATCGCGAACGCCGATTACCTGCTGATGTTCCGACGCAAGGGCGAGAACCCGGTGCCGGTCACGCACGATGTCGGCCTGATGCACTACTCGGGCGAGCGCGGCATTCCGGCTGATCTGCTGACGTATCGCGGCATGGATGGCGATCAGAAGAAGAATCAGTTCAGTCAGTGGATCTGGAGGCAGTATGCCTCGTCCGTCTGGGACGACATTCGCATCGACAACGTGTTGCCGTATCGGTCAGCCAAGGATGGCGAGGACGAGAAGCACGTTCACCCGTTGCAGCTTGATGTGATTGACCGGGCCGTGGTGATGTGGTCAAACCCAGGCGAGACGGTGCTCACGCCGTTCATGGGTGTCGGCAGCGAGGTGTTTGGTGCGGTAAAGGCTGGCCGGCGCGGCGTTGGTGTTGAGCTCAAGGAAAGCTACTTCCGTCAGGCTGTGCTCAACATGGACCACGTCCAGGTCGCGGAGGGTGGCTCGGCAATGTTGTTCAGCGAGGAGGTTGAAGCATGAACCAGCAAGCTAACATGTTTCCCGAGCTCTCGACGTGGTTGAGCTGTCGCGAGATTGCTGGACGACTTGGCATCAAGATGGACAGGTTTCTTTCTGCCCAGGTTGGCGGGAGGGCTAGAAAACTTTGGATCGAAAGGAACGGCACTAAGCCAAGATTTGGGGAAACCTCGTATTCGCACGGCAAGAAGACAGCCTTGTATCCACCAACTTTTTTCCGGTTTGTTGATGAGATAATTTACCAGGAGCAGGCTGTTGTGGCTGTGTCGTCTAGGAAGTGGGTATTGGGTGGCGAGGGCAAAAAGGTCAAGAAGATCAGGAGGATTGACAAGATCATGGATAACACGAATGCGAGCAAATCGCTGTGTCGAGGCGTTCTTGTGATTGATATGCGTGAGAAGTTTGGCATGGATGACTTCCAGATTGCTCACACATACGTCAAGAACAGAACCGGGGTGGATTTCATTGTTCCCGGTTCTATGTCTCAGCCCGCCGGTCTGGCGGAAGCTGCGCACGAATACATTTCTAATTACCGCGGATATCACCCAGGGCCGCTCATTGCGCGTCTTTGTGTGAGGCCGTCCGTGGACAAAAATGAGCCGGTGAAGGTCTCTGAAATCCAAAGGATCATTGACGACACAAAAAAGAAGCTTTGCGATGCTCAAGAGGCTATAGCGGTAGCTGCCAAGCCAGTTGCGTCAGAGGACCCTTCCGTGCCGGCGGCTGATACCGAGCAACGCGAACAGGTAGATCGAGCCGAGCCGCTCACGTCTATTTCCGTCCCGCGCGCGCTACTAAACCGCATGCGGAGGATGTCTCTCGATGCGAGCGAGGAAGAAGGTAGGCATGTTCCTTCGTATGAGATTATCGAGCGCATGACCAGCCAGCCTAAGGTGAAGGACCAAAGTCACTTCGACAACATCCGCGAATGGGCGCATGTTCGTAATATCACGATTGGATGCACGGTGCGCGATCAGTTCCTCAAGTTGACGGAGGAAGTCGGCGAGCTCGCGCAGGCGATCGCTAAGGATGACGATTCCAGCACTGATTTCGTCGATGCAATCGGTGACTGCGTAGTGGTGTTGACGATCCTCGCCGATCAGCAAGGCACCACGATCGAAAGATGCATCGAGCACGCTTGGAATGAGATCAAGGATCGCAAGGGCCGGATCGTGAATGGCACTTGGGTGAAGGAGTCCTGATGGCTGCAAGCGTGAAGAAATGGATACGTGACGCCGTGTCCTACTGGTCATCAATCGTTTGCGAAACAGACATTGGCGTTGATTGGATTGATGCTTATGACAGATGTTGGAGATGTGCGCACAAAAGAACTCTTCAGAGGTGTCACATCGTGCCAAAGTCGCTTGGTGGGGCTGATAGCACTGACAACATCATTCCACTTTGTTCTTCTTGCCACGATCAGCAGCCAGACGTGATAGACCCTGATGAGACGTGGCGATGGATCAAAGAAACGTGTGCAGATTTTTACGATCAGTATCACATTCAAGCTGGGATAGAAATGGCGCGATTGCGTGGCGTAGATATTGACTCGCTCGACGAAGACCTTGTTCGTGAAATAATGTTCACAATGACAGGTAGGCATTTCGGACAAGATCACGGAACTAGCATGGTCAAGCCAACGACTGTTGCGTGGGCATTACAAGAAGCTGCTCGTCGCATGGTGAACGAATCCTGATGTCATCAAAGAAGAAGCACGGACTCACCGACCACCAGCTCAAGGCGCTTGGGGTGATGCGACAGTTCGGCCCGATGCAATACATCAACGACGGGTCAGCAACCCATTACCGATCTGTCGATGGCACGCGGCATTCGCTTGTGGCAATCAACAATCTCGAGCGCATGGGCTTGGTGTCGGTCGTGACGACTAAGAAGGCGCGCGTTGCGACGATCACGGAGAAGGGCGTCGGCAAGCTCGGCACAAGCCTTAGCCACGAATCGTTCCGTCGGAATCCGCACAAGGCATCTGTCGGCAAGCGCAGGCTGACGGATCAGGAGTGCAAAGTGCTCCGGCAGGTGGCTGATTACGGCAAGGTGTTCTACGACGATGCGACTCGCACCTATGACGGGATCGACGTGCAAACGCTTAGGCGCATGGCCGGCTATGTCTGGGTCGCACTGACGACGAAGCAGTTTGCCGAGATTCTGCCGAACGGTCTGCGCGCGTTGAAGGATGGCGAGGTAGCGGTGCTGTGATGGAACCACGCATCACAGTCCGCTTCCCGTTCGTCCCGAAGAGCGCCAAGAACCGCTCCGAGATTCGGATGCACGGGACGAGGCGATGGATCTCGAAGAGCAAGGATGCCGAGCGCGATCAGGCCAGCATGGCTGCCATCGTGCGCGGCCTCAACCTTGTCGAGTTCGGGCGCACGGTGTTCGGGTCAAACTACGTCGGCGTGCATGTGCGCATCGACGAACGCAGCCAAGAGACGGAGGTTGAGATCGTGGATCTCGGCCCGCAACCGACGCGAGGACGCAAGGACACGAAGCGAGACGTGCACGGCGTCGTTGAGTCGATCATGGACGGAATAGAGGGTCACGTGTTCGATAATGACCGGCAGGTGCGATGGTGCACCGTTCGGTATCACGATTGGGAGATAGAAGGATGAGCAACAACAAGTTCCGCTTAGAGCACCCCGCTGGCGACGGCGTCCCCGTTGACTGGGTCGATGTGACGATCCCGGCCGACGTCTACCGCGAGCTCGGCGACGAAAGTGCCGGCCAGCTTCGGTTCCGCACCGAAGATGGCGTGCAGTCGCCAGTCGTCGAGCAGTTCAGACGCGGCCGGCAGGGAGTCAACGTGCGCGTGATGGGCATCTTCGTTGATGCGACGGTCACGGGATCGTTTGTGCGCGACCCACAAGGCATCAAGGCACCGCCGTTCATGCGGCACCCGAGCGTGCCTGATAGGATCGTGCCTTCGATCGGGACGCTCGGCTACGTGTTCCACAAAGACGAAGTCATCCGCTCGAACGAGGCCGAGGAGCTGCGGCGGATGTGCCTGTCGGACGGCGATGGCGTCGTCGTGATCTGGACGCGCGTGCGTTCGATGCACCCTGTCGTCGATGTGGCGGTGCGTTGGTCGCGGCGTTCGTCGGATGGCTACGTGCCCGAGGTCACGTTTGACGGGCAGGTCGAGGCGCACGAGGTCGCGGGCTTTGCGTCTGGTCTGCCAACGTTCGCTGATCCGCTCTGCGCGCCAACGCAGTGGTATCGGGTGACGTTCGAGCCTGCCGGCAGCGAGCATGGCTTCGAGGCGGTGCTGCGCTCAAGCGCGTCGTCGCAGTGGCCGGTTGGTGTGTGCCTGCGGTATGCCACCCGAGACATCAGCGACGGTGCCCGGTGGATGCCGCTGGGGCTGATGCCGGAAGCGCAGGGCCACTACGTGTTCGACATTTACAGCGCCGTTCACAGGATGCTTGACAAGGGCAGTTTCTACGACGCGCGTCCGGGCGCGCAGGCGCTGTCGGCGAATCAAGCCGGCACGCAGCGGTTCGGCGTGGCTGAGGGCGGCCTGCTTGATCCATACGATCTGGAAGGCTCGTGGTGCGTGCTGCGTGCGATCGCCAGCGACGAGGAACTGCGGCCGATCCACTACCACGACGAGCAGGGCCGCCGGCTGAACTTCGACGAGCACCTGGAGTTCAGGTCGCACAACCGGAAGATCGACTGGCGAAACAGCAAGGAGAAGCTGTGGTTCGACCGCGAGCTGCCGCGCGTCAGCCTGCACAGCAAGCGCACGACGGACGACGAGCAGCACTGCGACGATCTCGGTATCGACGCATTCCTTGCGCTGTGGGATGACCCGGCCCTCGAAGAGACGCGCCGGATGATGGTCGATCTCGACTTCGCTGATACGCAGATGCTGTCGGGCCGGACGAACTCGGCTGCTCGAGGGATCGGCCGCCCGATGATCTCGCTGGCTTCGGCCGCGTGGCTCTTCGGCGACGATGCGACCGGCAAGAAGGCATCGACGGCTTGCCTCGTGCTCGCGCGCAACGTGCTGCGGACATGGGAAGGCAAGGACGTGCCCGGCGACAGACCGATCAAGCCGATCGCGACGATCAAGGGCAACGCGAGCTGGGCCTTGTATGATCCCGAGCTGGGCGGGCCGGGGGGGGGGGGGGGCGCCCGACAGCAGCGCGTGGGTGG